AAATAAACCTAATGTAAGTAGATACTCTGATGATGCTGTAGCAGCTTTTCAAATAGTAACGGAGCATTTATACAGAGGTAAGAAAAAAGAATTAGGTCTTAAAATAAAAGAACTGTCTGATGAAATATATTCTGCAGAAGGATTTAACAGAAGGAAATTAAAAAGAAGAACAGTAAAAGAAGAATTAGTAAAAGGTTTTTTAGGTTCTGAAGGTAGAAACATATTAGGTGTAAAATCTTCTAGAAAAGATGTAGATGATTTTAATTTAGCAATTAAATTATATGTTGAAGGTGGTATAAAAGCTGCCAATCACATGGAGTTTAATTTTAGAATAAAACAACTGTTAGACACACCAATTAGATTTAATGTTAAGTATGGTGAAAAAAATACTATAAGACAACTATATCCCAATGCTGCAGAGTTTGCTGTTAATTATTTAAATAATGCTTTAGGTAATGCATTAGCTATAAGAACTTTTGGTAAAAAAAGACAAAAACCTAAAGAGGTTATTGAGTCTATAGAGGACACACTTACTGATGGTTTAAAAGTTTTACCTCAATTTAGAAATTTGTATACTACTAGTGCTGCATTAGCAAACCATTTTTATTTATTAAGTTTAAATGCGAGATTTGCCTTGGCTCAAGGTATTCAGCCTTATCAAATGATACCTCATAAACTTGCTCACTTATCTCAATTAGCAGGTATGAACTCAGCAAAGTCACTAGCTGACGCATATATTACAGTTTTAAAAGTTCAAAAAGAATTAGTTGCTCCTAGCGAATTTAGTAAAAAAGTCATACAAAATGCAGTTAAAAATAGAACTATTAATGATAACTTTTTAAGAGAGTTTGCAGGTGAAGGCTATTATAAAAAAGGTAAATTCACAGATGTTAAAAATATGAAAGGAAATATTTTGAACATGGCTAGTGGTAGAGCATTAGCATCTAACATGGAACAATTTTCTAGATTAAATGCAACATTATTATTTGCACATCATTTAAAAAGACTAGGTGCTAAAGAAGAACTTGCTACCACAAGAGCATGGGAACTAGCTGATAAATACATGGTTAGATATGATATTGCAGAAAGACCTATTATATTTCAACAATTAGGAACAATAGGTAGAGCCGCAGGTTTATTTAGAACATTCCAACATAATTGGTATGCTCAAATGATTGAAGCTATAAAAAATGCAGATAGAGGTGATAGAGCACAGCTAATAGGTTTTATGGGTAGTAATGTTTTAACTGCAGGATTAATAGGTGCGATAGGTGTTAATGGTGCTGATGCATTAATACAATTAAAAAATAGATTATTTCCTGGTGACCCTACGCCTACATTAAGTTTGTTTTTACTTCAACAAGGATTGCCAGATTGGTTACTATTTGGAGTACCCTCTAAATTAACTAATATGGACTTGACTGCAACACTTGCAGCACCAAGCCTACATCCTGGAGATTTTATATCATTTCCGGGAATTGAATTTGGTGTAGGAATATTAAAAGCATCAAGTGCGTTAACTATGTATGGTATAAACTCTTTGATGATTGGGGCAGTAGGAGAGCCTTTGAGCATACCCATAGATAAAGGTGAATTAAAAAAACAATTAAAAGCCGTCACACCTAAAGGTATCTTTCATGCTTTTATAGAGCAGTTTGTTTTCTCAGATGATAATCCTTTACAGATAACTAATGATAATGCGACATTTCAAAGAGAGTGGGCCGATTGGAAAGCAAGGTGGTTTACATCTTACTCTTTAAGAGAATCAAAATATATTAAGTACACATGGTATGGTTCACAATTAGAGAAAGTAGAAAATTTAAGTAAGGATGCATTAATGGATTATCTTGCACATAATTCATTTAACTTTGATGAGCCTTTAGTAGTGCCTCAATGGGCATGGGATAAAGCCATGGAGTTAGGATTGACACCTACTAAATTATTTAAAGGCATACAAACAAGAGTAAAAAATATGAGTGAAAGTGCTATAAGAAAATTATACAAAGGAGAAATGACTCCTAAAAAATCAGAAAAAATAAAAGAATTAAATAGAATATTAAATATAAAGGAGTAAAAAATGTTAGGTGGATTACCAGTAGAAATGATTACAATGCTAGGCTCAAGCCTACTAGGTGGAGTAATGTCCATATGGAGTCAAAGCATTAAAGCAAAACAAGAAGAACAGAAAATGTTACTAGCTAGAGCAGAGACACAAATGTCTTTTATAGAAAAGGCTAGAACATATGACAACAAAGGTTTTCAATGGACAAGAAGAATTATTGCATTGACTGCAGTATTCATGGTTATAGCATATCCTAAACTTGTACCAGTATTATTTGATGTACCAGTTATATTAACATGGACAGAATTTACAAATGGATTTTTCTTCTTAGTAGAAAAGAAAGAGATACTAATGGATAAATCTTTTGCAGGTGTAATTATCACACCACTAGATACACACCTAATGTCAGCGATAGTGGGATTATATTTTGGTGGGAGTTTAGTAAAAAAATGAGTGAGCAGAGAATAAAAGATTTAGGAACAGTATTAGATAAAGCATTTACATTTATAGCTAAACAAGAAAATGCACCATTATATAATGCAATTTTATCCTTTAAAAGGTATGATGGTAATAGTAAGTATATACCTAATGAAGCGACAGGAGAAATACCTTTACTAGGTGAATATAAAGACCCATCAGGTAATAGAACCTACGGATTTGGATTAGAAATTAGAACTGCAAACAATATGGGTGGAGTGGTTCCTGCTACAACAGTTCCTGAAATGGAGTTACAATTTAAAGAAAGAATACAAAAAGATATAGACTTTGTTAATAAATTAACAGATGCTAAAGGAAAAAGATTAAACTTAGATATTAATCAAAAAGCAGCTTTAACCTCTCTTGTGTATAATATAGGACAAACAGGTTTTTTAAATAGTAAAGCATACAAAGAAGGACTAGCTGTTGGAGATATAGATAGATTTAAAAAAGAAGCCTTTGATTCTAAAATAGGTTTTGTAAAAGATAAAAAAGGTGGTACTATTTTAGATGGTTTAGTTAATAGAAGACAAGCTGAACTAGAATTATTTGAAACAGCACAGAGAGAAAGAACTGCAGAAACAAATCCTATGGTAGACATGACAAAAATAGAACCAGAACCATTAAAAGATAGACAGATAACTATGGCAGAATTAGCTGCTAGAAGAGCAGGAGTTAATACTAATTAATACTATTAATAAATTTAGTTAAATCTTCTGTCAAATCCTCAAACATAACTTTAGTCTCTTGAGTAAGAGCAACTAGAATATTAGTGTGCATGTATTCGGGGTATTTTTTCTTCATAGTTTCATAAAGTTTTTTATGATTAACTGTACTATAGTCTAACACTAATTCAAAATCTCTATTAATTCCTACATTAAATCTACCAACATCAATTAAAAAATCATATTTTCTTCGTATTAGATTCTTTCTTTGGACTTTCATTTTCTTTTACCTCGACAGCTATAGAATTTAAGAGTTGATTAACTTGATTCCATGGTAGTGTGGATAAGAAATTAACTATTGCTTGTATTAGTTTTTGACTGATTTCGTATTTTGGCATTTCTGCTTTTCTCCTTTTGCGTTTGTATATTTCTTAATTCTTCAGTAATGATTGCAGATAAATCATCATGCAAAACTTTTAAGTAACCAAAGAAATTTGTTTTAGTAGATATCTTTACATATCCTTTATCTTTTACTTGTTTAGACTCAAATGTGTCTAAAGACAAAAGTAAATCTCCTGTGAATGGGTCTTTAAGTATTCGCATAGTTATAATTATTTACATCCATTAAATCTTTTATAGGAACTAACCAACCCCATGATGTGTTACTATCACCTCCTGGTGCAGACCTATAGTTATTATTCTTAATCATCATTTTTAATTTATCTGTTTCTAAAGATATAGCAAAGCAAAAATCTTTACCTTTATAAAAATTGATAGTCCAATATTGTGATTGTGTTTTTAATATTCCACTATCTTTACCTCTACTTCTGTATTCACAGTAATGATTACCACTCTTAATCCATTTATCTATTTCTGATTTAACTTCAACCTTATCACCTTCTAGTATTGTACCTATTATACCTTCACCTTTTTTACCTGTAGCTAAATCATATTTAAAATCTGAGTTATGTTTCAATTTAATTTCTTCCTCCAATCATCTAAGTTAATAATGTTTGCTTTTCCATTTTCCATTTCCTCTAATTTTGAAACACCCAAACCTATTTCATATACCATGTCGGGGTCATCTAGTGCTATCTGACATAGACCTAATGCAACTTTAAAACAAATATCTTTTTGTTCTGTATCTTTAACATAACTTCTATCTATACCACAAATAAATTTATTCTTTTTTCCAAATGGTTTTACAACTATAACCACACTATCTTTATCTAACTTAACTTGTTTAATCATGTACTATCTCCTTTGGTTTATTTACTTCTGCATACCAATAATACTTAGGATTTTTGGCCTTAGATTGTTGTTGGGGCAAGTATTCAATAGTATCACCCCAACATTTATGTTTATAAGGACAATAAGAACAGACAGTACCTAAAACTTTATTACCTGTTTTCTTTTGATAAAATGATTCTTCTTGTAATTCATAACATCTTTCAAAAGGTTTATCTTCCATTAATGCTTTTACATTATGATGTACCTTTTCTAATGCTTTCTTTCTATACTCTGTATCATCTTCGGGAGGCTGACTAACTAACATTTCACCTGTAGCTTTGTTGACTACAATCCAACCACCAAAGGGTTTACCTGTAGCCTCTGAGTATAAATATCCTTGTGATAAATAACCAAAGACATCATCCTCTGCTATCTTGTGAAAGCCACCACCACTTTCTCCAAACTTTTTTTCAAACGCAAAAGGTGAAGCAGATTTTATATCATAAACTTTATCATCTATAATGATATCATATGTACCTTTCATGTCAAAAAATTCTGTATTTAATTTTACTTTACCTTGAACGCCATCAATCTTTGATTTAACTGCTCTCAGTAACATAACTACAACCGCTTCTATTATATCCCCAAATAAATTTCTTAACTTAAAATTATAATTTTCATAACTAATGATACTATCTTTGCCCGAATACTTTTTATCCATTTGTAATTGACATAGTGGTTTACCTATGTTAGACATTCGGATTCTAAACTCTGATTCTCTTTTGTCTGTAAATTGTTTTCTTATTGCTTGTTCACATTCTTGTTTAAACTTTTCTATAATAGGTTTAGGTATAGCGACAGGCTCTCGCTGAGCCTGTGCTAAAAATGATTTTACTTCTTCTAAGAAAGTCAAGCGGTAACTTCCTTCATTATTTCATCATCTAAAATATCTTCTGCAGTTACTTCGCTTTTCTTTGCTTTACTATGCTCTGCTTTGACATAATCATTTTCTTGTTTTACATACTCTAAGAAATCTTTTAGTATTTCTTTATCAGTATCAGAAAATTTTACATCTTTATTTGCATCTTTAATTTTTGCAGTAAAGTAAGTTACACTACCTTTAGTATGTTTTTCTGTTCCATTAAAATCTAAAACAGTATTATACATAATCTTATTTCTTTTAGATAGACTTTTTAATTGGTCACCGATAGGTAAAAAGTTTACACCTCTAACTCTGTATAGGACTGCCTCTTCTGTAATCGTGACATCCTGCCCTTTAGAGGTTTTACCTTTTGCAGATACCACGCCAAATACATTTCTATAACAAGTAACCTTATCCTGTTCTATTTTAGAAGCAGGGTCTAAGTCTTCTCGTAATGCTTTAGGTACACTACCACATGCATCAGTTCCATTCGTATCGGGTTTGGCATCAGACCAACTCGTGAACATAACAGATTTATAATTGTTATCTTCATTCTCTTCATCGTATTTATTATATTGGAAAGTATTTAGAAAGGGTCTAAATGATACTTTCTCTGCAAAGACAAGTCCGTGTTCCTGACTGTCTATTTTATATAGACCTCTTTTAATCAGATTACCTTCACTGTCTTCGGTATCGTAGTTAATTGATAGCCTTGATAGGGAAGAGCCACCCGACTCTACATCTTGACCTAACATAGCCATCACTTTATCGTTGGACATATTATCTATATCCGCTAGTACTTCGTTTGACATATAATGCCTCCTTTTTGTTGTGTTATTATATCATTAAACTGTGGATAAGTCAAGCCAATTTATACCTTTTTTTATCTCAAAGTCTAATGGAACATTTAACTCACAATCATATCTATTTAATAGTGAGTCTTTTATATTACTAAATCCTGTCTTTATAACACTAATAACATGATGTATTTCATCGGGATGTGTATCTAATATTACAGAATCATGGACAGTATTTATAATTAAACTTTTCATTTTTCTTTTTCTTAGTAACTCCCAAACATTAATACATGCTATTGGTACTATGTCTGCCGTAGCAAACCCTTGGACAGGATAATTTTTTATAGCCGTAGCTTGTGTAGTAGAGCCGTCTTTTCTTCTATAAACATTTGGAAAATAATATTCTCTACCACTAGGTAGTTTTACTATCTTTGTTTTGTATGCTCTATCTTGTAACACTTGATGCCACTCTGCAATTTGTGGATATTTTTTTAAAAACTTCTCGTAGTATTCTCTTTCTTTTTTCTTACCCATCATACCACCATACAAAGGTTTAAATGTATGTGCCTTTGCAGTTTGTCTATCACATCCTATAACATCTGCAGTATACTGATGAACATCTATACCATCCTTTATATCTTTCATGCCCTGTTTATCTTGTGCTAAAAA